TAATATTTATGCATGTAATAGACTATATGCCCACATTACACAAATATGGTCTTTATTATGGCAAAATCATTATAATGAATATTTGGATTGTTGTGACAAATTGTCATGAAAATGCTTAACTGGGAATTTTGATTTTATGAGATTTTTATATTTTGTTAATAAAGAATTATATGAAAAGTATTGTCATAAAATTTATGACAAATTAGCTATGGGAACAACTTGCTCTGTTGCGATATCTTTTTTAAATAAAAAAAGGAGATAAAATATGATTTTATTATTAATTATTTTTTCTGTTGTGTTTTTTGGTGTTGGTTTTATTGCAGGCTTTGCATGTGGAGAAGAGGTATTTAATTCTAAAAAGTAATTTAATTCAAATTTTTATAGAAGTAATATTATTATGAAAGCTAAAACATTAATTAAAAAATTGGAAAAGCTTGTTGAAAAACATGGTGACAAAGATGTGTTGTTGGATATAGCGGACGATCCCAAGTGGTATTGGATGGTCGATACTGTTTCGTTTAATGAAAATAAAAATATTATAGAAATTTATGGCGATTAATATGAAAGAACAAGTATTAGCTGAAAAAGTAATTGATTATTTACACACTAATAATTGGGAAGTTTATCAAGAGGTTTATGTTGGACGTGTTGCTGATATAGTAGCTGTTAAACATAATTTAAGCTGGATTATCGAATGTAAAACATCAGCTTCACTTAAAGTTATAGAACAGGCATACGCTTGGAATGGGTATGCTAATTATATATCAGTAGCAACTCCTTCAACAAATTACTTTTTTAATAAAGTTTTATTACAATATGGAATTGGTTCTATTTGTATGGATAGTTTTGATGTATATATAATCAATAAAGCAAAATTTGAAAGGAGGTTATTTAAAAAAGATATTAAAAAATATCTGTGTGAAGAGCAAAAAACATATGCTAAAGCTGGAAATAATGAAAGAAAGGTTTTTACTCCTTTCATAAAAACAAAAATTAAAATACAAGAATATATTAGAAATAATAATGGTTGTACATTAAAACAATTGGTTGAAGAGATAGAACATCACTACAGTAGTGATCAAACAGCAAAACAAAATATTGTGAAATTTATACTTGATGGTGTAATAGATGGTATTAATATTGTAAAAGATGGTAAACATGTTAAATTGTTTAAAAATGAGCAGATATGAGTTTTGAAACAAAATTTGAAGAAAAATTACAAAATGTAGGAAAAAACCATAGGTTGTTTAAATTAGTTAATAACGATGCAATATGTATGCGTTTATGTAAAAACAATATTGATGGAAAAGATTATGTTTATATTGTTGTTGCATTAGGAAATAGCGAAAAAGCAAAAAACGATATACATGAATACATAGGAAGAATGTTAACATCATGTGAATCTATTGTAGTACCTTGGTATGGATATGTTACTTTAATACAAGATTAAAAATGAATAGATATTCCATAAAATAACAAAGCTATTTTAATTATTTGTGTAACAGCAGTTGCTTTAATGTTAATTTTATTTATTTTTAGATAATTATTACTAACAATTAAGAATTTTTTAATAGTTCAAATAATACCATTATATATATTATATATAGATTTAATATATATGAGGTATTATATTGGAACAAAAATCTATTAACTTAGAACCAGATTTCTTCTATAGTAGACGTGTAGGTGATAATATATCTGAAGAAGATATATTGTCTTCTCCTTATCTTTATTCTGATATTATTTATAGTATGTGCAGTACTATAACTAATAACGTACTGAAGATAAATTGGAGTCTTAAAGATACATCTTCTCAAACTACAATAGAATTCCATCCTATTTTATCCCTCCTAAAAAATCCAAATCCCTGGATTAATTTTACAATATTACGTGAGCAGATTGTAACTGGACTCCTTTTACCTTCAGGGACTAAAAAAGAAGATACTGGTGGCCAAATATTCTTGGTAGGCACATCAGGTAAATCTAAGTCTAAATATGTAAATTTTAGAAATGGTGAAGTCCCAACTCAATTATTTTGCTTCTGGGAGAAAAGAAAACAGTATAGTTTTAAAGCAGAATTAGATAATAATAACAATTTCTTATTCTGGAAACTAGAATTTAACGGATCTTCACAAATAGAAAAATTTTCATACGACCAAGTAATACGTATAAATTATATCAACCCAGATTGCCTATACAAAGGCTTAGCATGGAGCTACCCAGCATTTGAACTGTTAAATCAGGAAATATTGACCAATATATATAATAGCGCATTCTTTAAGAATGATGGAAGAGTATCTGGTATTTTAAGCACTGACAGCGAATTAACTGACCAACAACGTAAAAATATTTTGACATCATGGGCATTAGCTTATTCTGGAAGTGGTAATAATTCTAAAGTTGCAATTGTTAGTGATGGGCTTAAATACACACAGTTTGCACCATCACATACTGATATGCAGTTTGGTGAATTAAAAGATAGAATATATGATAGGCTTTTATCATGTATGAAGCTCAATAAAATAGCAATGGGAAATTATGAACAGATTAATTATGCAACCATAAAAGAAGGCAGGAGATTATTAGACCAAGGTACGTATTTGCCTTTAAATAATCATATATTAGATCAGATTAATTCACAGTGGATACAATATATTGGGAATGGTAAATTAGCATTTGAATCAGATGTTAGTGGATTAGATACTATGCAGCCCGATTACAGTACTATTGTACCAATGTATGTTGCATTGGTTAACAGCGGTGTTCCTCCTGTATTGGCTGCAAATAAGCTTGGTATACCGTTTAGTGAACAAGAATTGTCTGATTATCCTGAACTATTAGAGGTGAGACAACAACAGCCACAATTTAGTTTTGGCATGTCTAATAATGACAAAAATAGCAAAAATAAAAAAGAAGATATAGAAGAGGATGAGGTAGATGAAGAAGAAGATAATGAAGAAGCAGAAAGAAAACCAAAGAAAAAATATTATAAAAAAGGAATTACTGAGTATGATAAGAAGGCCATTACAATAAAGTATAACAATAATATAATAGCTCCAATAGAGAAGAATGTTGTTACAGTACTTTGGGAATATTTTGACTGGTATAAAAGTATATGTTTATCTAAAACAAGAAATATTAGTTTAAAGGCCATAAAATCTAATGGAAATGTTAAAGAATATATTAAAAACGTATACAATTATAAAACAGTTAATGATATTAACATTGATGATTACTTACCTAATAAAAAAGTTTCTAAAGCTAAAATGAAGAATATTATAAAAAGCATGATAAAAGACACTGTGCAAGCTATAGAAACACATTTGCCAAATGAAACACTTGGTAGGATAGAGTGGAGTGCAGAACCAGAAACGTACTCTAAGTATCTTAAAGAGCGGTTAGAACGAATAGATATGATAGAGACTACTACTATGCAGGTGTTTGGTGATAGAATAAAACAGGCTTTAGAAGAATCGTACGATGGAAATTTAGATGTTATAGAGACAGCTCAATTGATACGTGACTATATTGGTGAGGCTAATGAAATACGTAAGAATCAGTCATATATTATAGCACGTACAGAGATGGGAAGTATATCATCTGAAGCTCGTATGGATGCGTATAAAGATAATGATGTACAGTATGTAGAATGGAGTGCAGCACATGATGATAAGACTAGAGATAGTCATGTAGCGGCTGATCAACAGGGGTCTATTAAATTAGGGGATAAGTTTGTTAATGGTCTTACTATGCCTAATGAGTTTGGTGCGCCTGCTGATGAGGTAATAGGGTGTAGGTGTGTATTATTAGTTAGTGAGAAAGAATTAGAATAATGATTGACAAATATAAACAGTTTATAGATACAAAAAAGCGTGTAAGATATAATAAGACAGTTGTATATAGAATAGAAAGGTATCAAGATAAATTACAAAAAGAGTTAAATGAAAGGAAAGCAAAATGAGTGTTTATACGTATCCACAACGTAGGGCTATAGAGCAAAACAAACCAAATGCTGACATTTTAGTCGCAACTTATGCAAACACACCACTACACGAAGTACTACCAATAGTATTAGGGAAAATTGGTTCTGATATATTAGCTGGAACGCTTACAATTAATACTGTAATTAATACTGGCACCCCATTCACAATGATTAGTAAAGGAGTTACCGAGGCACAGTTAAGAGAGTTTGGTCGTAGAGCTGTTAGAGGTGGTATGACAAGTGCTATTACGCATATTATTATGGATGAGCCTACATTTGACAATATATTAGATGGAACTACTGAGGCAATAAAAGACAATCGTTATTATAATACCATGTTACGTATAGTGTGGATTGCTGCAAAAGATATAACAGTATAAGGTTAAAATATGTCTTTAATATCTGGCACAAAATACTATATTGATTTAACAATAAACCAAGATCTTGTTTTTACAAGTAGGGAAGATTATTTATATTGTTTTAAATTAAAAAATATAACTAATAGTGATGTGTGGAGTGAGATTACTTCTTCTTCTAACATTGGTGTTGTTGATGCTATAACAGGATTACAATGTCAAAAATCTATTCTTGGCACATTAGACATAAATAACAAAGAAGGAATATTATATTGGAATTGTGCTATACAAAATAATTCAAGGTTTTACATTTGTATTGGTAGTAATATAAATGTTGCTGATACAAATAATACTTTTACTGATATTAATATTACAGATTATTTTCCAATGCATGAATCAGGATCACCTGATATATTATACGGATTAAATCATAATATAGATACGTTGTATAAAAGCTATCTAAATTTTGGTATTGAAAATGATTTTTTTAAAGGAGTAGAACGAAGTGTAGATACGTCTGGTTTATTACAGTGTGATAGTAAATTGTTTAATGAATATTTTTCGTTATCGTTTCTTTTAAAATTTAATTATACTGCTGGTCATTATGCTACTGTTGTTGGGGCTTCTCCATTCTTGGTAACATTTAAAGCCAATTCGTCTTTATTGTCTATTTCTTATAATAATGGTTCACAATTTATTGATTCTAATTTTAATTTTAATGATCCGTTACAGTTATATTATGTATCTATATATAGAGAACAATCAAATTATTTTAATATTTATGTAAATGGTAATTTTGATTCAAGGCAATTGTTAACTATTCAAAGTGAAGCAAGTACAACTACTCATTTTACTGCTCTTACTGGGGCTGTTCAGAGAATTTTAGGTAATATTAGCCAGTTTGAAATTACATCAAATGAACCAGATGCTTATACTGAAGATTATGAAAAAACAAAATATAGCATGTTTATTAATAATACTTCTTTTTTTGGGAATAATTTTACACCAATAACTGCTTCAAAACCGTATAAAAACCGTGTAAACTTACGGTTAGGCATGTGTATGTAATACCATTATATATATTATTAAGGAGATAGTATGAAAAAAATGGATAAAAATATAACAGGTGATAAACCTTTTGCAATTATACTTGAGACAAAACATGCAGGTTTATTTAATGTTGTTGTTGAGATAGAGACTGAGGTTGACAAAAAATCACCTGTTAAGCGCACATTAGAATCAGATCCTATTAGGTATGAATATAAAAAGGTAAAGGATATTATTGAAAAGAATATTGTGCTTGAGTCTGTACCTTGTGTTCGTGATTATTTGGGTAATATAGTTGATACTGGAATATACACAACTAATATTATTGCTATTAAAGGATTGGTTGACGCGCATTGTGAAGGAGCTGTAATACACTTTATGAGTTTAGGGGAATAATTATGGATATTTTTATAAATTGTATTATTTGGTTACCAGTTATAGTGTATATAATGTTACATTTATTTGTTAAAAGGTAATTATGGATATTAAGACTTTTAGTGGTGAAAGTAAAGCAGTTTTTGTTACTGCTGATGAGTGTAAAGAGCTATGCGCTGCTGTTGGATTGGCTTATCATGAAGGTTTAGAGAAAAGAATTATAGCGCACACAATCACAGACGAGAGTACAGATCGTAGTGGCGATGTTGTTTTGGCAAGCGGTGTTGATACAAGTAATTATTATCCTAAAAATCCTATAGTTATGGCTTTTCATGATTATTACAATTTACCTGTAGGTACATGTGTTAAAATATGGCATGATGCAATTAATAATGCTGTACGTGCTTATACTCTTTTTTACGATAATAAAATTGATCCTACTGGCAAGTCAGATACAATTTTTAAAATGGTTAATGCTGGTGCCTTAAAAGGGGTATCGATAGGGTTTAAGTGTAATGCATCACGTAGGCCAAAAGATGAAGAAGAACGCATTAAGTTAAAGCTTGGTGAGTATGGAAGACTAATAGAATCGTGTGAATTGGTAGAGTATTCAATTGTTCCTATTCCTGATAATGGAAATGCTTTAACTCTTAATAATATCGAAGGAATTGAAAAGAAAGAATTAGAGTTGGTACTTAAATCTATTGAGTCATACACATCAAAAAATATTGCTAATAAAGAAATGCCAATAAAGAAAGATTTTATGGAAGATTTAAAAAATTTAATCATTGCATTGACTTCCAAAATAGAAGTATTAGAAAAGACTATTTTGACACTTAATAACGAGATTAAATCGTTAAACGAAAACGAAATTGAATATAAGCAGATAGTAAAAGAAAATATAGTTAAAGAAGACAATGATGCTATTGAGAAGTTGAACAAACTATTTAACAAATAGGAGATTTTTGTGAAAAAGTTTTTAGATATTTTAAAGGCTGTTGCAGAAGTAATATAGGTTTTGATTAAGGTTTTGCCTATTAAAACAGCTAATGCGATAAAAAGTTTTATTAAAAAATAACCATAGGAGTATTTT